CGACAAAATCGAATGCACACTAAATGGGGATGTTTAACGTGAATCACACGCATGGTTTAAACGTAAACCATAAAACCGATAGGGAGGAAAGAAATCAACTTAGGGTAGTAGAAGGAAGAGAAATAATGTACAAATCAGCCTCTTTAATAGCAGTGGCGGCCACCGAATTAGTTCCGATGGTCAAAGTACCACCACCAGTTGTAGTATAAAATGCCATAACAGTGAGAACATTGCTGGTATAAGATAATTGTAAGAAATTTTGTGGTGTGATGGTAGAATAAGGACCATCACCAACAATATTCAAAACACTAATGTGGCTTGAGAGAGTGAAATATGCAACTGCCCAAGCTTGTGGAGTAGTGACAGTCACATTGTACAAAACGGCAAAATTGCCGACATAAGAACTAGGTATTGTAATCACATTAGTTGACAACAAACTACCTAGAGACGAACCGGCTGCAAGAACTGGAGAATTACCCCAAGCCCCAAAACCGGACCCGTCGGTACGCACATTAGCAAGTGGACCCAGTTGAAAATGATCCATTACGTCAGAAACGTTACCAAGACGAGGTTTTAATAAAGTAATATCATATGTCACCCAAAGTTCGCCAATGTTAGTGGACGCTCCTTGCATTCCAACAGTGGCAATAGAAAAATTAGCAAAGTCATAAAGCCGCAAATCACCAGTCGAAACAGGAGAATTTCGTGTTGATAAAACGACAACCATGCTTTCATTTCGCTGACATTCAATGGGGTGCATCAAATTAACAGACGGCTTACAAGAACAAGAAAATTCATATTGTTCCATCTGAGCTTTATTAGCAAATACAGGTTGTAATACATTATATTGTGAAGCCATAATAACAGTACCAGAAGCTGTATTAGTTGAAGCTAAAGCATCATAGGAATTCGATTTGAATTCAAAGATGACTCCATTGAGCTGATATTCTTCAAATTGAGATGCAAGTGCTGATAACCAAGGAAAAGTACTAGACAAGGCAGGTTGTAAGGCAAGTGTATTAATATTAAAATTACCAATAGTCGCAGAAGTTATGATGTCGAAAAGATACTCACGATGAGTGATGCGAACTCCCCTACCTGTCTTCGCAAAGGCAGGTAAAGCATCCTGAGCCGCAGCACTAACAAGCGTATTACTGACAACATTATAATCTCCCATGCCGGTGACTTTCTTAAAGATAGCACCAGCACCACGACCTAACAAACTGCCAATGGCACCGCCAGGTGCCCCGCCAATGGCAGAACCTATGGCGGTTCCAATCGCCGAACCGATTTCTTTAGCTTTATTCTCTTTAGGAATTGCTTTAATAGTGGATAGTCGGTTGGGATTAGATTGTCTAATAACTGGCGGACGGATTCCGGCATTCCGCAAAGCTCTTTTTTGTTGGTTTCGATTTCGTCTTTTTGCCATATTTTTATGATACCATCGGATGCAAAATCATGCAACCCACCCACATAGCGGTCAAAGTAATCAATCATATCTTGGTTACAATGATCCATGACAAATGGATGGCTAAAGGGCTCATTATCGGTCTTGTTGTCAAAGAAAGTTTCTAATATCAATTGTTCATATATTGTGATTTTAAAAACATCTTGCATAAGTAGTCGACTTGAAAAAGTTGGTTCAACAATATTAACAAAACCAAACTTCTCATCAACAAAGACACGCTTTTGGTAATTAGATAAATCGGCACCTAATTTATATCGTTTGGTATGGCTACTACGTAGCGTCCATTTACATAAAGATGTAATAATAGGACAACCAGGATATTGTGCTAGATATGACATTGCTTTAGTATTCCTAAGCTTATCACGTGTACGCACACTAGCATTTAAATATTGTTTATTGGTCCATCCAAAATTCAATATGACTTTAATCGGGTCGGTTATGATATTATAATTTTCCAAATCAAAAACCTGACCACAAAAACTCAATTGGTTCAATGGTTTGTCATCTATTAATTTAACTCTAAAACCCAATGATTCATATTGTTCGATAGTGGGCAAGTTGCCGCGGACAACACCCAGCAAATCATCACCCTCAATCAAACAATCACCCTCGGTATTATTGATTTTCATCAAAAACAAGAAAATCATAAGATTGACAAAACCATTGCCTAAAGAAGTATTCATTTCACCCGACATGCGTGATGCTGGTATTTTAACATCAAAATACTTAAAACTACAATTGTTGTCACCAACAAGTGTTTCATGTATCAAATTATACCAATCAACACCACACGAAAGGTGTCTTGTCATATATTCATAAAGTTGCATCTCACAACATTCTAACATTTGTTTCGTAAAATGGCTCTCAAAAGATGAATAATCAGTATTCATTGCCCTCCATCCCATGGAGTTTTCGATAAATGAGAACCTATCATAGACAAAACGCGCACGATTACGACAAGGAACGTACTTGATAAAATAAGGTAATTTAAAAAGCCGTTTCTCAATAGCAGAAAAAATAGGCGCACTAAGACACTTGAAAACATCCACACGAGAAAAAATACAACGAGAATGCTTATAGTTGCTGTAACCTTCGTCTTTAACAAAGCATTTAAGCTTTCTGACACTACGGTCGTGAATGTCAATTTCCCCATCACAAATTTTCTTATTGATGGACGATAATTCAAGGCGTCTTTTTTTGTCATAATTCGAACCTTCAAGCCAGCGGTCGAAAGATATATCATCGGAGCTGTCAAGAGGCAATAGATTCGTCTGAATCCATTGATTAACGAATAACTGAAATTTTTTAAAAAATTCCAGATTGTATACAGGAGGAGATTTACCAATGCGTTTGAATAAACCACCAACTGTAGTAAGAGGATCATCGGGATCGTTGTGCACATATGCGGCACCAACAAAATGATTTCCCAAAGAAGCACGAACAGGTCTACGCAACTGGACGTGATTCCTGAAAGAAGAAAAGAC